TGTTGCGTTTTCAGCCAACATTTTGCGTGTATTCTCAAGGATTACACCCATTGTAGTTCTTTTAGAACCATTTAGACCTTCTAACAGGGCTTCTTTTGTTTCGCCCCAACGGCCTTCTAATAATGCTTGTGTCATAATATTCCTCTTTCCTTTTAGGGTTTAATTAAGCCCTGCTAAACGTTTCATTTCAAACACATTGGACATTACGTCTTTTGCTTCTGAAGTTTCAACGGCAGTTTTAGCAGTTTTATCACCAGTTACCACTTGACGACTCTCTGTTAGAACCGCAGCTTTTGGGGCCACTTCTTTAACAGCAGAATTGTTTAGTACAGCTGGTAGATACTTTTCATATGCGGACTGTAGCTTATCAGTCTGCACACTCTCGAGTAGGTCACGCATGATTGCTGACTTCTCTTTGTTCAAAGGTTTCAACATTTCTGCAAGACGTTCTTTGCGTTCTGTTGATTCTTTGATAATACGAATTTCTGTTTCTTTTGATTCAACCAAAGCTTTCTTATCTTCAATTGCTGATACTGCTTCAGACAATTTCTGAGTTACCATGTCCACAGTGGATTGTAACTCGCGGATTTGTTTGTTCTCATTTAAGTGAGTAACAGCAAATTCGCTGGCGAATGCTTCATATAGACGACGACCAAACATGTTCTCGCGAGCAACTTGGATGTCTTCTTTTAGTTGAGTCAATTCTGACTCTAACGAACTGGTTACGGCCTCTTTAACAGCCTCGGCAGATTGTTTTACAAATTTGGCTTGAAGTTCAGCTAACTTAGCTTTACCTTCAGCGACTAGACGAACTTTAGTTTCCACTACAGCTTTCTTGTCTGCTTCAAATTCTTTGATTTCTTCTGCCAATGCACGGATTGTAAACTGTTCAAGTTTGCTGATAGCATTCTCGTAAGTTTTACGATCTGCACGTAGTTCTTTGATTTCTTCAGCTAGTTTACTAACTAAGAAATTGTCAAACTTACTTGCACTTTCAACCATTTGCTTTTTAAATGCAACACGGTCTTCGGCTAATTGTTGTTTTTCGTCTGCGAACTCTTGCAGTTCAGCAGTGAGAGACTCTGTTACCATTTTGTCTAGAGCTTCAACCATTACTGCTTTGTCATGTTGATAACGTTGAGCAAATTCTTCGCGTAATTCTGCACGAACTTGTTCTTTGGCTTCAGTAATGCGTGATTCCCAAGCTTCAGCAATAGCTGTCTTGGTCTCTTCATTAATGATTCCGTTATCCAACAATGGTTTGATAGCATCTAACATTGGATATTTCTCCTATAGTTTTAAATCTTTGATCAAGGCTGCAATGCCCTCTTTCAGGTACTTCTGTACTTTTTGATCTTGAGCGGCTTCACGTGCCGTTTCAAATACCTTAGCACCACCACGCATGTTCATCAAGCCTTCATAGATGGCTTTTGGATACGCATGAGGAGCACTAGGTTGTGCTACGATGTCTACGGTAATGATTTCAAAATCACTAACGTGTCCACTTCCTTCATTGACATTGCCAGATCCACGTGATGATACACCTAGTTTTACGCCAGATGTGATCATAGCTTCTACTAGTTGTCCCATTGGGGTTGGCAATACCTTTAATTTACCACGTCCTGTTGGACCATCCATCCACATCTTTTCAATCATGTGGCTTACACGGTCTAGGTTAATCTTTAAATCATCTGGGTGATCTACTTCGCCCAAGACTGAGTAACCTTCATTGATTTGTTTGTTGATGGTATTAACAGCTTTTTCTATTTCATGGACAGGGTATACTCGTTCATTGGCGTTCTTTACTCCGCCTTCGATGAATATACCCTCCATTTTTAGAGATTTCCTACCACACTCGTCGATGGACTCGATAATCAAGCCCGCCCGATCTAATGTAAGATTCTCTTTTAGGTACAAAGCCATTTGTAGTTCCTTATTATTTACGAACTGGGCTCTTGTCATTTGTAGGCACGCTACCATCGGTAGTTTGACCTTCGCCTGACTTGGCTGCTTCTTTAGTTTTAAACGAGCTACCAGCTTTTCCACCTGGAACATTGATGTTACCAGATTTGATTTCTTGTGGCTTTTCTGAACTTGGAGCACTTGTACCATCGGGATTGCTTTCGCCGCCCTTGGTCTTAACTGCTGTACCACCAAAATCAGCACCAGGACCTGTTACGGACTTGGTGTTAACACTTGTCTTTTTACCAGATCCAGCAACTGCGTCGCCTTCAGCTGCATCGCCGGCGCCACCGTAGATATCGCCAATGCGGTCTACATACTCACGCATTAGTTCACTAGTGGATAGCTTGCGAGAATTGTTACGTGACTCTTTGGCTTCTTCTTTTTCATCTTCTTTTTTGTCTTTAGGTTCTTCTTCGGGTTCTTCTTCGTCGGACTCATCGGCTTCCATCATGCCCATTTCAGGCTCTTCAGCACCCATGTCGCCCATTGCTGGCTCTTCAGCTGGCATTTCTTCAGCAGAACCTTCGTCGCCCATGATTTCGTCAAACTTGGCTAATAGCTCGTCTAACTTGGCATCGATGCTCATAATCTTTTCTTCGTCGGACTCTTCACCAGGCATGTCATCTGCTGGTAGGTCGCCGCCCATTTCACCGTCGGCTTCACTGTCTGGGTCAAGATCAAACTCTTGTTCGCCTTCTTCATCGGCTTCGCCCACTGCTTCTTCGCCGGCTAGTTGATTTGTTAGTTCTTCGACTTGCTCACCAGCAACAGGTCCGCCCATGTTTTCTTCGACTTGCTCTTCTTCCATGATGGACTCATAGATGTCACGGCTTTTTTCTACTACGATTGTGTGAAATAATTCACGTGCTTTTTGATCTTCATCATTGATGATGTATTCAATTAATTTTTCAAACTTGTTCATAAGAACTCCTTATATAAATGGCTTGTATATTATTTACAAATATACGCAGTTTTTGGGGTTAAATGGGTAGTTTTTGAAGGATATTGACGGAATAATTACATTCCGAGAGGGGCGCCACCAGGTTCTGCAGGAGGTTGGTACTGTTTTGCCACTGCTTCCAGCTTTTTCTCGTGCTCAAGTTTACGTACATCATGAGCTTGTCTTAGCTGGTTTAGGTGTGATAGAGTCAAGCGAGTTTTACGGCTATCAGACATTTTAAGCGTACTTTGATCCGCTTTTTCATCGTGGTAGCCGTGCGGTGCTGGATCAAATAGTTCGCTAATAATCATAATACTATTTAACCTTTTATGTGTTAAAGTGCCGGCTGTGCGCCACCAGCAGCAGGTTGTCCTATGCCGGGTGCGGCCCCAAGATCAGGTCCACCTGGTGCGGCACCGGGTGCTGTCTCAGGACCCAGTCCTTCTAGGTCGTTTTGCAAACCGCCCGGACTAATGCCCACGCTACGTAAGCCCGGAGCTTCTGGCTGTGCTAATTCGGCGTCGCCACGTTCTTCTGCCCATGCTGTTTCGTTTTCGCTGATCTCTTGTTCAGTCATGCCCAAGTAACGCTTCATCAACCAACGCTTGCTGAGATAAGGATACTGTTCCAGCTGTGTAAATGTGCCAATACGTGCAGCATCAATGTCGGCCTGGCGATATTGAGCAAAGTTTTGCGGTTCATTGAAGCTTAGATCAAAAAGACTTCCATCAATGTTAAAGCCTCTCCAACGCATAAACAGCTTGAACTCTGAGTCCAGCTTGTCAGCAATCATGCTTTGTAAACGCTGGCAATATTGATTGAACCGCCATTCCTGGATCAGTGCTGTGCCCACACGTCCGTCTGTGTAGGCTGCTGTACCGTCTTCGGCTGTGGTGGGCAAATAACTGCTGGGAATACGCAGGCCACGGAACAGCTTGTTGGTAAAGAATCGTAAGTCTGTGATTTCGCCTAGATTTTGACCGCCCGGTAACACGTCTACACTGGATCCGCGACCGTCTGCTGTGGTTGGGAAGAAGTAGTCTTCGTTAGTCGATAATGGATTATATGTGGCATCCATCATGTTGGCGCCACCGCCCGATTGTGTGGGAATACGACGTTGATGAATTTCGTTTTTGATACGTTCCACAAAGGCCATGGCCATGTGTGTAGGCATGTTGCCCACGTCAATTTTGAAGATTCTGCGTTCCGGAGCACGTTGCACACGATAGATAATGATCGAATCTTCTAGCAGTTCTTTTTGCTTGAACACTTTGAAAATGTTTTCTAATACGCTATTAC